TTTCCTCTCCAATTAAGAGTCACAAGAAGAATATTTCCTGTTTTTGAAGGAAGACGAACTGCTTCGTTAACTTCATTATAATCCATAAGTTGATCGCAAATACAAGGATTTTGCCCACATCTTCCGCAAACAATTGGATCTGCTTTGATTACATCATCAATTACTGCAAATGTTTCTCCATATGCATCTTGAATTTCAATCTCTTCGCTTACTGATTTCCATTTTCCACCCGCCTTTTTATACTCTTTGGCAGCCCAACCATTTGCATAAGCTGATGGATAGACATCAAACTTTGCTTTTGCTTTTGCCTTCATTTTTGACCATAATGAAGGATTTGTTGGTACATTCTTTTCCTCAAGTGCTTGAAGTTCTCTTTCTCCTTCAAGTTGTTCAAGAATTTTTTTAACTAATGGCGATTGCTCCTTTACACAGTTGGGGACCATTTTATTTCCTTTCTTCTTCATTCCAACCTGTTTATATCCACTCCAACACGGATCGTCTTTTGATTCATCCATAGATCCATGAACATTATGTTCACCACTATCAATATAATCCGCAGCAGAATCGATATAATCTGCTGCTTTTGTAATTTTTGATTGAACCCATGCTTCTACATTTCCCTCACCTTTCATCTTTGACTTAAGACGATCTACTGCTTTTCTAATCGTCTCAAGTTCAGAGCGAATCATTGAGTGTTCATGATCTGGTTGCTTTTTTTCTTCAGACATTTTCATTTCTTCTCCTCTTAATTGGCGATAGTGTTGCTTTTTTTCATCATGAGGAGCACTTTTCAACCAAGGATCATCATAAGTTCCTTTGTTTATATCAGATTTTGTTTTTATATTTGCTTTTTTTTGTCTATTTTGTGCCCTAATTTCACCTTGAGTCATTCCATCATAAGTTACATTAGTGGTTCCGGGTTTAACTTTTTTTCCACCAAAAAGTCCTTCATCAATTTTGTTAGAAGTCATAATTGGTGTTCCTCCTTTTCCTGGACGATCTGCAACTGGATCTTTTTTTCTTTTTCTTTTTACTGCTGCAGCAATTTCATCTTTGGACATTTTTGCTGCTTTTTCTTTAGAAAGACACTTCGGTTTTGGTTCTCCAGGTTCGCGAGCACATTTGCCAATTCTTTCACCTTTAGTGTTGTAACGATCCCATCCACCGCCACCAACACCACCTTTTTTACCTTTACCAAACCATTTGCGAAGATCTTCGTTCATTTTATCGGACTTGATTTAGTGTTTTCACCCTTTGCTCTCTTCTTTCTTCCAGCACAGTGCGCTTTTTGAGAGAATCCTTTTGGATTTGAGCAATCAATACTCTTTTTATATTTATTACTCCACTCTTCTTGAAACTGCTTAAAGGTCTTCATTATTGGATTGCTTCTTAATGAGTTTAGCCAATTCTGCAGTTGACCCAACAAACAGAGCATTGGTTACATTTGTAGGTCCTTTTTGCTTCACTTCTTCTACATCTTTAAGTTTCTTCTGCAGATCCATAAGTTTATCAGTTGCATCTGAAACATTTTTTATTAACTGTCCTGCAACTTCATAAGCTCTAGGCATTTCACTTTCTTGTGCCAATTCCAATATCCCATTAATTGCTTCTTGACCTTTCTCAATTATCGAATACAAATTGCTTCTAGTGTATTCATAATCTTTTTTTATATGATTGATGTTTGGGGAAAGTTCTTTAACCTCATTTTCAATATCTTTAACTTCTTTAATTTCCCCGGAAACAATTTCGCTAGAGACATTAAATGTTTCGTTTAAATCGTCGAATTTACTACTCATAACCATATTAATTTAGAAGTTACCATCAAATCCAAAATCATCACCAAATTCTATCAAATCAGAATCTGCAGATGTTATTAATTTAATTTCAGATCCGGATACATGATTTGATGAATTTGTATTTTGGTATCCCCTTTCAACAGTAAGTTTGTTTCCAGATTTTGATGCAACTCTAAAATTTTCTTCCCCAATAACAATTACACTATTTTTAGAGATATCTGCTGAGTTCTCTACTTCAAGTATTGTTTCAATTGATGTTATATCTTTAGATAAATTTGTAACTACATTATTTGTATAACTTTTTGTTGCTGTTGGTGTAACGGAATATGTAATTTCTCTTGTAGGAGTGTTTGTTTTATCTCCAGCGACATATCCAACGGAAACTCTTTCCACAATATCTTTGGAAACATCTTTAATTGGACCAAACAGATAAGTTTTAGCAGAAAATCTAAGTGTGTATATTAATGCTCTCCTCGTATCATAATTTCCTTCATAATCATCAGTCATTGTAAGACCTTCCAGTATAATTGGAATGTCTCTTTTCTCTCCTAATGTATCTAAAAGATCTATAGTTATATTGTATCCCGGTTGAAAATATGGTAATATTTGTTCTATAATTTGAAGCATATCATCATTTAACTTAGTCATTACGCTAAGTTCAAATTGCATTGTGTATGGAACTGGCATAAAAACACTTCTTGGACTTGTTTTGTCTGAGGATAGTCCCGACAAAAAAGTTTGAGTACTTGAAACCTTTCTAGAAGTATCGTAAGATAATCCAACAAATTCAAATGACATTCTTGGCAAAGACATTTGAACAGGTCGATTTAAATCTTGAGACTGTTCTAATCTCGCCAAAAACTTTTGAATTGGGCCATATGCAAGGGGTACTTTTATCACACTAGAAACATTATTTGAATCATCAACATGCTTAATATTGATATTATTGAATAATGATCCAAAAGCAATAATCGTTTTTCTGAATATTTCGTGGTAAAAATACTCGAACATAATCCACACCCAGTTATTGTTACAATATTAACACTATTTATGGCATTCCAAATGGGTTAGTTTCTGTAAAATCAATTATTTGATCTGCTTCCTCTTCTATAGTGTCATTATCTGCATAAGGATCTATTAAATTATCTGTATTAACTGTTTTAATTTTGTAAGATGCTCCAGATTCTGATCCGACAATAAGTTCACCAGAAACAAAATTTCCATCTATATTAGATATTTCTAATATATTTGTAACTGCACTCCAGGATTTAACTCTTGCAGTTGTGCTAGTTATTCCACCGGTAACAATTTCGTTAATTGAGAATGTTCCAATTCCTGATGTATATGGAGAAGAAATTGTGACTGTAGGAGTAGATGTATATCCAGATCCAGCATTTGTAATATAAATTGATGTAACAACTCCGGCACTATTAATATGTGCATTTGCTGTTGCAGTTACACCACTTCCAGGTCCACTTATCGTGACAATTGGATCTCCCGCATAACCCGATCCACCATTAGTTACTGTTACTATACCTACAATTCCATCATCAATAGTTGTTGTGGCTGCGGCACCAACACCCTCACCACCAATGAATGCAACTGAAGGTGCTACTGTGTATCCATATCCAGGATTAACTATTTCAACTCCTTGAACTTTTAATGAAGATTTATTACCAAAACAATCAACTAAATCTCCAATCATAGTAGCAACACCAACAGCAGTCAATCCACCACTTGGGGATGAAGAAATTGCCACATTGGGTCTTGATGTATAACCAGACCCTCTATTCGTGACAGTTATTAAACTAACACCACCATTAACAATTCCTGTAATTGCAGTAGCTGTTGAAGCAGCACCAACTAATTGAATGGTTTGAATATATCCTTGTTCTAATACATTATCATCAATTTGATCAACATTTGTATCAATAACTTCATCTTCATACCTAAACAATTCACACTTAAGTTCATAAATGTATGTTTTTTGAAGTTGATAAAATGGATTTTCATGTTCTACAAATTTAACTTCAAATAATCTATCTCCCAATGGAAAATAAACTAAGTCTCCCTCTTTAGGTCTTGTAGATAACTCTATATTCGGTTGATTTTTTATTAAAGGTCCAATATAAGTTTCAAATCTTTCTTTTGATATAGTAATTGTAAGATCGTCTTGAGATTGAATTCCAAATTTAGATAAAATTTCTCCTTGTCCACCATATCCATCATATGAATTTACATAAGCTTCTATAGGATATGCATAATCAAACAAAGATTCTACGACTTCTTTAATTACTGTATTTTTTGTTATATATTTTCTAGGCAAATAATATACTTCAACTCCATACATACGAAGTTGTTCATTTATTAAATCTTGAACAAGTCCTTGTTCAGTTTTTGACCCCTGAAGAAAAAATGGATTTAACATATTAACCAATCATATCTAAAGGTGGAAGTTCATAAGTATTCGACATCTTTTCCATAATACTATCAATTTCTTTTTGAGCATCATCATATATTTGCCTTCCATTTAATTCTATTCCTCCAGGAAGTTTTACTCCTTGGAATTTAATTAAGTTTTGACCCCATTGTCTTTTAATTAAAGATG